GGCACGCCGCGAGGAATACGCAGCCGAGGTGCCGGATCGAGCCGTCCTGCTGACCGCCGGCGTTGACGTCCAGTCCGACCGCCTCGAGATGGAAGTGGTCGCGTGGGGTGACGGCGAAGAATCGTGGTCGATTGATTACCTGGTGATCCATGGCGACCCGGCGAGAGGCGACGTCTGGAATGCGCTCGATTCCGCGCTGACGCGCACGTACGGGCACGAGACAGGAACAGCGCTGCACATCACTGCCACTGGCATCGACTCCGGCGGCTCGCACACGCAAGTGGTCTACGACTACTGCAAGCGTCGAGCGATACGCAGGGTCTTCGCGCTGAAGGGCGTGGCAGGCGTTGGTCGTCCAGTCGTGACGTTGAGCCGAAAGCACCAGGGCGGCGGGAACCGGAAAGTGGATCTGCACCTGGTCGGCGTGGATGACGCCAAGGGCACAATTTATTCACGGCTGAAAATCGACGACGTCGGGCCGGGCTATTGCCACTTCCCGTTTGAGCGATCAGACGACTACTTCCTGCAGTTAACCGCCGAGCGAATCGTTACCCGGTACAGCAAAGGATTCCCGCGCCGGGAGTGGGTGAAAGTCCGCGCACGAAATGAGGCGCTCGACTGCCGCGTCTACGCATATGCGGCGCTCCGAATACTGAATCCCGTCTGGTCTGCCGTATCGCGTCGCGTTCAGGACCGGCAGGCGCCATCTGCTGCGCCGACTGACGACCCAATCAATCGAATCGTCCAAACCCGCAAGCCGGCGCACGCGCGCAGGCCGAGCGGTGCATGGTCCACGGGGTGGAAGAAATGACAGACATTGTGGAGCCGTCACGCATCGTCGCCGGCGATTCGGCGTCGTGGACGAAAGACCTGCCCCAGTATCTGCCGGCCAGCGGCTGGGTGCTGACGTACGCCATCGTCCGCGACGGTGTCCGGCTCTCGGTGATCGGCACCGACAACGGCGACGGCAAGCACTTGGTCACTCTCTCAGCCGCCACCACCGCGGCCTACGTGGCAGGCCAGTACGCCTGGCAGGCATACGTCACGAAGTCCGCAACATCCGAGCGCTACACGGTCGCTTCCGGCCAGATGAAAGTCGAGGCCAACTTCGCCACCGGCGCCGTGGATGGCCGCTCGCATGTGCAGCGCACGCTTGATGCACTGGAGGCCACGCTAGAGGGCAGAGCCTCTTCGGATCAACTGGCCTACTCAATCGGCGGGCGGTCCATCTCCAAGATGAATCCCGAGCAGCTGCTCACTTGGCGCGATAAGTACAAGGCCGAGGTAGCGGCGGAAGAGAAGGCACAGAAGATCGCCGCAGGGATGGGGGCCACCGGCACCATCCGCGTGAGGATGTAGCGTGGGCCTGCTCGATTTGTTCCGGCGAAAAGCAACCGCCGGAGGATCCGCCGTGCGCGGCTTTCAGCCCGCGTCGCGTTACTACACCGCTGGCGCACCTGATCGCCTGACGTCGACGTGGACGACAACGGTCGTCTCGGTTCACGACGTCACGCAGAAGAACCTCCGCGTCTTGCGCGCTCGCAGCCGAGAGCAATACAGGAATAACGATTACGCGAGCCGCTTCGTGCAGCTGGTGAAGTCAAACGTGGTCGGGCCAAACGGGATCGTGATTCAGTCGACCGTCGAGAACTCGGCAGCGTTTGCCGCGCAATACGGGCCGCTCGACACCAGCGCGAACGACGCCATCGAGGCGGCGTTTCAGAAGTGGGGCAGGGCGTCTACCTGCGACTCGGCCGGCCGGTTGTCGTGGGTGCAGATGCAGCAGATGGCGCTCGCCAGTGTTGCGGTGGATGGCGAGTTCATTGCCATCGTAAATCGCAAAGCGCGCAACGCCTATGGGTTCTCGCTGCTCGCGATGGATCCCGAGCTGCTGGACGTCGAGCTAAACGTCGACCCAGGCCAAGGGCGCAACCGCATCCGGTTCGGCGTCGAAGTCGACTCCGTTGGCCGCGCCGTCAATTACTGGTTCAAGGGCGACACCGGTCACACCGCAGTCCCTGCACAAGACGTGCTGCACCTGTTCGTCAGCGAGTACGTCGGCCAGCTGCGCGGCTTTCCAATGCTGGCCACCGCGCTTCCGCGCCTGCAGATGCTGGCCGGCTACGAAGAGGCGGCGATCACGGCGGCACGCGTTGGCGCTGCAAAGATGGGGTTTTTCACCAGCGCAGCAGGTGACGGATATACGGGCAGCGATAACGACGCAGACGGTGCCGTCATCACCGACGTGGCGCCAGGCACGTTCGAGCAGCTGCCGGCCGGTACGTCGTTCACATCGTTTAATCCTGACTACCCACACCAGCAATTCGGCGAGTTCACGAAGGCTTGCCTGCGCGGCATTAGCGCGGGTCTTGGCGTGTCCTACGCCGGCCTCTCCAACGACCTCGAGGGCGTTAACTACAGCTCGATCCGAGCGGGTGTTCTCGAAGATCGCGAAGCGTGGAAGTCACTACAGACGTGGTTCATCGAAGGGTTTGTCCGTCCGGTTTACGAGACGTGGATAGACACCGCAATCGGTCTGCAAAACGCCGTTGCACTTCCCAACGGCGGCAGCCTGCGCGCGCAGGACATTGACCGCTACAAGTCGGCCAGCTTCCAGCCTCGGCGCTGGTCGTGGGTGGATCCGCTGAAGGACACCGACGCAAACGTTACCGCAATCAATAACGGGCTGAAGTCCCGCGGCGAAGTCATCCGCGAGCAGGGCCGCGATCCCGACGACGTCTGGCGCGAGCTGGCCGCCGAACAAGCGCGCCTCGATCAGCTCGGCATCTCGATTCAGCAGCAACAACCCACAACCAATGGTGGCAGCAATGACCAGCAGCTTTGATCTGCCTGTCCAGTTTCGTGCGCTCGATGTCGCGCGCGACTCAATCAATTCCGAGGCGCGAACTGTAGAGCTTGCGTTCTCATCCGAAGAGCCGGTCGACCGCTCTTTCGGCACCGAAATCCTCGACCACTCGCCAACGTCGGTACGCATTGGGCGTCTCGAAAACGGTGGGCCGGTCTTGGTCGATCACAACCCGACGGACCAAGTCGGCGTGGTTGAAAGCGTCTCGATTGATGGCGACCGGCGGGGCCGGGTCCGCGTCCGTTTCGGACGTGGGCAACGTGCAAGCGAGATCTTCAATGACGTCGTCGACGGCATCCGCCGAAGCGTGAGCGTTGGCTACCGCATACACGAGATGAAGCAAGAACGGGTCGGCAAAGGTGCCGCCCCCGACGTGTTTCGGGCCGTGGACTGGGAGCCGCTCGAGGTGTCCCTCGTGTCCATTCCTGCAGACGTGACCGTCGGCATCGGACGCACCAGCGGCAGCGATTCCGCTCCCGTTCTTGTTCATCAACTTCGTGAGGAAACTCAAATGGAAAATATCCAGCCTGCAGCCGCGCCTGCGCCGGCACCCGCCGTCGATGTGCGCGTTCTCGAAAACGACGTCCGCAGCCGCGAGCTTGATCGCGTACGTGGCATCCGCAAACTCGGCGACACGTTCAAAGTGGCCGACATGGCCGAGCGCGCTATCGGCGACGGCCTCGGCCTCGACCAGTTCCGCACCTCGGTGATCGAGCACCTGGAGCGCACGCGTCCCGTGCCGTCCAGCGAAGTCGGCCTGTCCGAGCGTGAGGTTAAGTCGTTCTCGTTCGTACGCGCCATCAACGCGCTTGCCAACCCGACCGATCGTCGCGCGCAAGAAGCTGCTGCGTTCGAGTTTGAGGCCAGCCGTGCCGCTGCCGAAAGGCTCGGCCGTGCAAGCCGTGGCATCACCGTGCCGATCGACGTCCTCGCTCGTGACCTGCTGGTTGGCACCACGACCGCTGGCGGCCACACCGTGGCGACCGACCTGATGGCCGGCGACTTCATCACGCTGCTGCGCAACCGCAGCTACATGATGCAGGTGGGCACCGTGATGAGCGGGCTGAACGGTAACGTCGCCATCCCGCGCCACACCACCGCAGCCACCGCGTATTGGGTTGCTGAGAACGGTGCTCCCACCGAGTCGCAACAGGCGTTCGACCAGGTGACGCTGTCACCGAAAACGGTCGGCGCTTTCACCGACTTCAGCCGCCGCCTGACTCTCCAGTCCTCGATCGATGTGGAGTCGTTCGTCCGTAACGACCTCGCCACGATACTCGCGCTGGAAATCGACCGCGTTGCACTGCACGGCTCGGGCGCATCGAACCAGCCGACCGGCATCGCGTCCACCGCGGGGATCGGTTCCGTGGCTGGCGGCACGAACGGCGCGGCGCCAAGCTGGGCCAACATCATTGCGCTGGAAAGCGCGGTCGCGGTTGCCAACGCTGACGTCGGAAATCTTGCCTACTGCACAAACGCGAAAGTGCGCGGCAAGCTGAAGAGCACCGAGAAAGCCACCAGCACCGGCATGTTCGTGTACACCGAGGGCTCGACGCCGCTGAACGGCTACAACGCGGTCATCACCAACCAAGTCTCCTCGACGCTCGTGAAGGGCACCTCGGGTTCGACCTGCTCGGCGATCTTCTTCGGCAACTGGCGCGATCTGCTGATCGGCATGTGGTCGGGGCTGGATCTGCTGGTCGATCCGTACACCGGCTCCACCGCCGGCACCGTTCGTGTCGTAGCGCTTCAGGATGTGGACGTTGCTGTCCGTCACCCTGAGAGCTTTGCCGCGATGCTGGACGCTTTGACCGTTTGATGCTTTGACGCTCTAGAGGCTGGGCTCGCTTTACCGCGGGCCTGGCCTTTTTCTTTTACTCACTGGGGCAACCCATGAAACGAATCCTCATCACTGCGGACACCGTCTGCGGCGGCATCGCCGTGCCTGCGTTTTCCGTGGTGGATGCGTCGGACAACGACGCACACGTTCTGGTGTCAATCGGAAAGGCGCGACTCGCTCCCGAGGACATTGAAGACGTCGAGCCTCGCCGCGCTCAAGTGCGCAAGGCCAACAAGTGAATTTCAGCACCGCCGACATGGGCGTGTTTTTCTCAGACTTCGCCGTAAGCGTTGAAGCGCTGACGTGGGGGACCGGCCCGTTTCCCGGCATCTACGACCGCACAGAGGTCGAGGTCTCTGGTGTCGGCGGTGTCACTACCTCCCGGTTTCGCTCAACGATCCTGACGGACGCCGAGAACATCCCGACCACCGCCGCAGCAGGCGACCAGATCCGCGTCGACTCGATCACATACAAGGTCGTCGACTACCAAGAGAACGATCCCGGCCTAGTGCTTATGGTGCTGGGGCGCACGTCGTGAGCGTGATGGGAAACGTCAGCGACATGACCGAGCTGCTTGAGCGCATCACTGCAGAGATGGCGCCAGCTGCAACGTGGCGCGCACTTGATCGCACGCGCAGCAAGATGCGGAACCAAACGCGGCAGGCAATTACGCGGGAGCACAAGATTCCCGGAGCCGTCGTGCGTGCGCGGATCTTCAACGGAGGCGCCAAGCGCGCCACGCGCAAAGCCATAAAGTCCGAGGCCGTCTTCAAAGTCGGCCAGTGGGTTATCCCGGTCCAGAAACTCGGCAAGGTGACGGAGCGAAAAAAAGCTGGCGTGGCCTACAACACCATTGGCGGCAGGACCTACGACAAGCACGCGTTCCTACTTCCTGACCGCGGCAGCTCCGTGTTTAACCGCGTCGGGAAACACTCGCTGCCCGTCCGAAGCAAGTCGGTGCAAATCGACGGTCTTGTTGCACGAGCACTGGCAAACGTTGTTACGCCAAACCGCGTTAAAGAAATCTACGACGCCGAGTTCCGCTCAACGATGGACTACCGCGTTGGGAAAGAACTGGCCAAGTGGCGGAGGGCTCGATAAGTGGCACACGTCCGCGAGCAAATCCGCAACCGCTTTGCCACGCTGCTCGGCGCTTTAGCCGGCGGCCGCGTCTACACGTCACGGGTTTATCCCGTTGACATCCTGCCGGTGGTCGCGGTTTTCGCAAACTCAGAAACCAGCGCGCAGGATCCGGTGCTTGCTGCTGCTCGACTGAATCGCGACGTGGACGTCATCGTCGAGATCGCGGCAGAAGCCATCGCAGACGTCGACGCAGCGGTTGACGTTCTCGCCTCGTCTGTTGAGTCGGCCATTGCTGCCGATCCGACGCTGGCCGGCATTGCGGTCGACGTCACGTTGACCGGCACCACCATGGAAATCGAAGACGCGGGAGACATCCCACTTGTATTCGCGCGGCTCACGTTCCGCGCCTGGTATCGCACGACCGCCGCGAATCCCGACGCCGCGATCTAACCCCGAATCCGACGAGCCCATTCCTCCTGCCGCCCTTGGGGCGACGCGGGCACGTCGTGTTTCCCCAAGGGCACTTAACGAGGTAACTCACCATGCCATTGCTCGCACGAAAGAAACTGATTCTGTCCAAGGAAGAGACGACCCCCGGAACCGACGCGACGCCGACAGGCACTGCAAACGCCATCCTGACGCGCAACCTCTCCATCACGCCGCTGGCGGGCGACACCGTCAGTCGTAACCTCGACTCTGGCAACCTCGGCAACGAGTTGCAGATTCAAGTCGGGCAGTACGTGCAGGTAGAGTTTGAGGTTGAGGTTGCCGGCGGTGGTGCAGCCGGAACCGCTCCGAAGTTCGGGACGCTGTTCAAGTCCTGCGGTTTCGTGGAGACGATCAATGCTGGCGTTAGCGTCGTGTACGCGCCGACGTCCACCGTCGCGAACTTCAAGACGCAAACAATCTACTTCCACCACGACGGCCAGAAGCACGCAGTGGTGGGCGCTCGGGGAACGTTCTCGGTCGACATGACGCCGGGTGCGATCCCTGCGTTTAAGTTCATGTTTATGGGCCTCTACGTTGCTCCGTCGTCCGTCGTGGATCCGACTCCGGTTACCACCGCGTTCCAGCTCCCGCTCGCAGTCAACAAGACCAACACGCCCACGTTCTCGCTGCACAGCACCAGCGGTCCGATGTACGGGTTCACGTTCGACATTGCCAACGACCTCCAGTACCAGAACGTTGTGGGCAGCGAGTCCATCCAGATGGTGGACCGCGCACCGACGGGATCAGTGGTGGTGGAGTCGCCTGCCATCTCGGTCAAGAGTTGGTTCGCAACGGCGCTTGCCTCAACCACGGCGTCTTTCCAGCTGATCCACGGCATCACTGCCGGCAACATCGTGCAGTTTGACGCTCCTGCCGTTCAGGTCTTCTCGCCGAAGTATGGCGAGAACTCCGGCATCAGCACCATCGAGATGAACCTCGCGTTCGTCCCATCGTCTGGAAATGACGAGTTCACCATCACGGTGAAATAAGCGGCACCAGGCAACTGGTGAAACGTCCGCTGCCGGTGTTGACCGTGCCTGCAGCGGATTCCGCTCTAACGGTCAAACACTCCAACGGTCAATTGGTGAAACCATGTTTAAGCTGAAGAAGTCCCGCACGTTCGCATGGCCTGTTACGGTGTTTACACCGGACAACGGCAAGCACATCAAAAGCACATTCACCGGCCACTTCCGCACGCTCGAGCGTGACGAGCTGCAGGTGGAGATCGAATCGTTCCGCGCTCCCGATCTCACACCGGCCGAACAGGGCAGGCGTCTCGCCGAGTTCATCGAGAAAGTTCTGGTGTCCGTTGAGGGCGTGGTTTACGAGGGCGACAACGGAGACGCAGAGACGGACAACCGGATCATCTGCGATGCGCTCATCGCCGACGCCATGACGGCCGGCGCGATCTTCGAGTCCTACATCGAAGGCATCAATGGTCGCGTAAGAAAAAACTAATCGACGCCGCGCTGCACCTGACGCAGCAGCGTGGCGGCGATGAGGAGTTGCGCGAGGAGCTGATTGCTTGGGGCGCTGACGAGGAGACCATCGCAAGCGCGATGGTGGCGGCGGCAGATCCCGACTTTGAGGTTGAGCCGGAGAACTGGCCGGCACTGGTCCTGTTCATGCGCTGCCAGACGCAGTGGAACGTGGGCGGCATGGGCCACCGCATCGGGCTCAACTATGCCGGCGTGGAGGTTGTCGCACGCATCGGAGAGCAGCCGCTCACGGTGGAGCTTTTTGACGCGCTCCAACTTCTAGAAATAACCACGCTGAACGAGCTGAGCAGGAGAGCCAATGGCCAAGCCACTAGTCGAAGTCGCCATCTCGGCTGATGGCTCAGTCTTCGTTCGTGAGGTCGACAAGGCGACCAGTTCCGCCAAGAAGCTACAGACGCAGGTCAAGGACGCAGGCGACGCATCCGACAAGTGGACCAAGCAACTTGGGACCTCTGCCGTCGCCATCGCAAAATGGGGTTCGGCCACCGCCGCGGCTGCAGCCGTCGGATCCGCTCTTTTCATCAAGTCCGCCATCGACCAGGCAGACGCCGCCAACATCCTCGCAGGCAAGCTCGGGATCACCACCGAAGCGCTCACGAAACTTCAATACGCCGCGATGCTATCCGACGTCTCACAGCAAACGCTCGAAGGCGGCCTCCGAAAGCTCGCCACCACCCTAACTGTCGCGCAAGACCCCGCCTCAAAAACCGCCAAAGCACTCCTCGATCTTGGCCTATCCGCTCGCGAGCTGATAGCCATCCCCGCAGACCAGCAGCTTGGCCGTATCGGTGATGCGCTCAACAACGTGCAGAACCAATCCCAGCGCGCCGCACTTGCTCAACAGATCTTTGGTAAAGCCGGGCAGGCACTGCTGCCCATTCTTGCTGAGGGCACTGCTGGCATCAAAAACTTCGGCGATGAGGCCGAGCGCACAGGCGTTGTGATCGACTCCACGTTTGCCGCCCGCGCTGGGGTGTTCAACGACAACATCGACCGCATCAAGTCTGCTGTGACCGGGCTCGGGCTCAACGTTGCAGAGGAGCTTCTGCCACGACTTGAGGAGCTGCAGCTACGGATTATCTCGCTCGCAAATGACCCTGAAGTCACGCAAGGGCTGGCTGACCTGTTCTCGGGCATTATCAATCTCGCGCTCGACGCGGCCGAGGCGATCGGCAAGACCGCCACCGCGCTTCGTGAGGTTGATGCGACGCGAAACTTTGAGCGCGAATCGGCGAGCATAGAGGCGCTCGGTGAGCAGATGGACGAGCTCGCCGCAAAACGGGCGCAGCTTGCAGATCGCTCGCAGCCGCTTGGGATGCTGGCGTCAGCAGTGCCTGGGGTTAATTCGCTGTTCAGTGAAAACGCCGCGAGCATTGCCCAGATCGACGAGAGCATTAAGTCGCTTGGGGAGAGGAGAGAGAAAGCACTCCAGGTGGTTGCGGATTTCCTCGAGATCACTAGCTCCGATCTTCCGCGTAAGCGCATCGTCGACCAGGAGGCGGCTGTACGATCTCTCACCGGCGCGCTGACCGGGTCGACCACGGAGACCAACGCTGCCGCAAAAGCTGCAGAGAATCAGGCCGCAAAGATCAAGGACACCATTGAGCAGCTTCAGTTCGAGGCGCAGCAGATCACGAAGACCGCGCGCGAGCAGCGCATTGCCATTGCATTACGCAACGCAGGCGCCACGGCAGCAACCGCCGAGGGCCGAAGCATCTCGCAGCTGACCGCCCTGTTGTTTGACCACGAAGAATCGCTCAAGCGAAACAAAGCCGCGCTGGATGAGATGGACCGCGGCATGGCCGACCTCGAGGCCGGGCTGGACAAGACCGCCACGAAGTCGGATCCATGGGCCGATGCGCTTGAGGGCGCCGTCCAGCGCGTCGACAGCAGCTTTGTGGATATGTGGAAAAACATCGGCTCCGGCTTCGACTCGTTCGCCGATTCACTCAAAGACGCTTTCAAGCAGCTGCTGGCCGAGCTGGCCAACCTCGCCATCACCCGCCCCATCGTGATGCGGTTCGCATCCGCGCTCGGGCTTGGCGGCAGCGCATCGGCGCTGGCAAGCGGTGGTGGTGGTGGCGGGCTTGGCGGCATTGCCTCGCTGTTCTCAGCTGGCAAGTCTGCGCTGAAAGGCTTCCAGTCTGGCGGCCTCGGTGGCGGCATCAACGGGCTGATCGGTGGAAGCGAAACCGGCGGGATGCTTGGCGACTCGCTCTCGTCTTTCCGGTTCGCGCTCGGCGATCTCTCCAGTAAGCTCGGCCTCGATGGCCTCGCCGGCAAGTTCAACTCGCAGGGGCTGGAGATCAACAGCACCGGGGCTAACCTGCTCGACCTCGGCGCCAACATTGGCGCGGGCTTTCTGGGCTCGCTGGCCGGCGACAAGATCGGTTCGGCGTTGTTTGGAGATCGTAAGACAACCGGCATTGGCTCGGGAATTGGCGGCACGATTGGCTCGGCATGGGGGCCGGTTGGGACGTTCATCGGCTCGACACTGGGCAGCATTGCAGAAAACGCGATCGGCAAGATATTCGGCGCCGGCGACCTGGTGAAGTTCGGCAAGTTGGGAATCACCACCGGCGGCGGTTCCAACATCCCCAACGATGGCAGCGCGCTGAAGACCATAACCGCCGCCTCTGGCCTGCAACTCTCAGCCGTTGCCAAGCGCACCGATAAAGACGCGGCGCTGCAGCTGCTGGATGGATTCAGCGCGATTGATTCCACCCTGACCGAGCTGTCCCGCGCGGCCGGCATCACCGTCGACTTCGCCGGAAAAGTCCTCGGCAACACCAGCCTCAACGTCGACAACGAAGGACCGCTGAACAGCTTTGGCGTTGGCGCAAGACTCGACAAGTTCAACGCCGAGAAGATCAAGACATCGGCCGACGACTTCGCGCGCGCATGGATCAGCGAGATCGACGACCAGCTCACCGGCCGCATCAAGCAGATCCTCGGTGATACCAGCAAGCGCACGGCCGAGCAGATCGTGCAGATCTTCGGGTTCGCATCCAAGCTCGACCAGCTGCTAAAGATCGACGTGCTCGCGGAAGTAAGCGAAGCCGCAGCCACAAAAATGAGGACGCTGCTTGACGTCTACGGCGAGGCCACCGACGCGGTGGTTAACCTCGCGCAGGAATACGACGGCTCGCTGGAATCCATGACCAGCCTCACCGATGCGCTTCAATCGCAGAAGCAGGTCGCGGCGCAACTGGCGGTGGCATACGAAGAAGTCTCCCGGTTGGTCGACGCGACGTTCGGAAACGCCATCTCCACCATTGAAGAGTCCATGCTTTCCGAAGCCGACCTGTACCAGCGCCGGCGCTCACAGATCGCCAGCCTGACGGCAGAGCTGTCCACCACAATTGATCCCACCAAGATCGCAGGCCTCGTGCAGCAGATCGACGCGCTGGCGGGCTCCGCGTTCCAGATGCTGGACGAGGGCCAGCGCAAGCAGATGTCGCAGGAGTTCGTGGATTTCCTGACGCAGGCGCAGACGATTGCGGATGCACAGATCCAAGCCGGCCGGGATAGCCTGGCAGGCCGGGAGACGGCCACGGCAAACGCCATTGACCTCGAGGTGCTGAACACCGCAGCACTCACGCAACAGGCCGCCGCCAACACGTTCGCCGCAGCGGTAACGCAGTTTGCCGGCGTGATGGGTGGCGGGTTCAATCTGGATCCGGTCGCGCTTGCCGCAGCGATTGCCGCAGCACGCGGCGAGGTGAACGCATGACGCGGCCGCTCAGCACCGCTAACGCCGCGCTACTCACCGCCACGGTTTCACGCCCGGTCTACCTTGTCGAGCTGGGCCTCGCCACCACGCTCCGTCTCTCATCGCGCGAGACGATCACCTATAGCGGGAACAGCTACACCGCAGCCGGCCTGCGCGTCGATCTGAGCGGCACGAAGCTCTCGCTCTACAACGATGCGCTGACGTTTACTGCGGCGTTTCTGGCTGGCGTATCGGGCAAGGCTGCCACGGTGTACCTGTTGTACGGCGATGGACCGTTCGCAACTGGCGACGCCGACGTGGTTTTTCAAGGCGAGATCGGCGCGGTTGGCATCGGCGAGACCATCGAGATCCGGCTGCGTCCTGCACCAGTTCGCAGGCTGCCACGCCTGTACGTGACGCCGCCTACTTTTAACCACCTCCCACCCGATGGCCTGCAGATCCTGACGCCGTCTGGTGTGTTCACACTGGAGCGGAGCAACTGATGGCAGCGTATCCGAGCGTCGCAAAGCTCTCCCGCATCACGCCTATAAACGACCGGCGGAGCGACATCAGCGAGGCCGGCTACGTGCGGCAGGTAGATCTCTCGGCTCAGCAGGTCTACCAGCTCGACCTCGAGCATCCCTACGTGAGCAGCACGGATCGGACGACGCTGGCGGCGTTCTGGGCAGCAAACAAGGGCACCACCTGCACCGTCACCGCTGGCGACGGCAACAGCTACGACTGCCTCTTCGTCAACGAGCCATCGGTGGAGGCTGTCAACGGCACTTGGTGGAACGTGAGAGTTCAGCTCGTCGGGAAGCGCAACTGATGGCCGTCACCATTCCGCCTTGGCGCCCGCCAGTAACGCCCGGTGGAACGCTAAACGGGCAGCGCGAGCTAAAGCAACAACTCGAAACGGTTGCGGCTGCGAGCACTCCCATCCCAATTGTCTACGGCGAGTGCATGATCGGTGGCCGCATCTTCGCTGCCACCTACACCGGCGGCACCTGGTATGTCGGCGCGCTTTTCTGCGTCGGAGAAATTGACTCTTACGTCACCCTGTACTTAAACGACGCCGCGCCAGTGCCTGGCGTGACGGTTGCGTATTACCTCGGAACCTCGAGCCAAGGCGCAAACATCGCGCTCTCAAACGCCATCCCCGGATTCACGGACACTATGGTGGTATCCACGCCGCAGGGTGACGTCGGCGTGGCGTATGTCGTCGTCGCCTACACGGACGAGCACTACTCGGGCCTGCCGTCCATCAAAGCGCGGATCAAGGGCCGGAAGGTTTATGGCGTCTCAGCCAACCTAATCGCCAACTCCGAAGACATCACCGGCACTGGATGGGCGCTGGCGGCAGAGACTGGCCGCACCGCAAACGCCGCCACTGCACCCGATGGCAACTCCACCGCAGACAAGCTCACCGAGTCGACGATCACCTCAGCCGCGCACTTCATCAACGCGCCATCAGTTTCGGGGCTTTCCGATTATGCGGCGGTAGTTTTTTCGGTGTATCTCAAGGCTGCCGAGCGCACGTTTGCTCGGGTGCTTGGACTGACGAAGGTTCTCGGGACGGCGTTTGTCACAGTCGACTTGAGCACCGGCCTTATCACTGGAACATCCGGCGCCGATCTTCTCGGTGCTGGATCCGACTCTGTCGGTAATGGCTGGCACCGCGTGTGGATCGCGTACGCCGTCAACACGGGCGCCTCGGCACCGCGCGGGCGCGTTCAGATCATGCAGACATCGACTACCGGCAGCTACGCCGGCACCATCGGCAGCGGCATCTACGTCTGGGGCGCGCAGCTCGAGACCAAGCGCACGCCCGGCGTTTACACCTCCACGGCTGCCACCGCGGCTGCTGCGGCATTCAGCGAAAACCCCGCGCTCTGCTTGCGCGATTTGATCGGGACAACAAGTTTCGGCCTCGGCGAAGATACCGACGATCTCTCGTTCCAATCAACGGCCACCGAGTGCAGCGCCGTTGTGATTGCAGAGCAGCGCCGCCGCGTGGCGCTCGTGATCGATGACGCACGAACCGCGGATGACTGGATCAGCACGGTCGCCGCATACGCAGGCGCTTGGTGTTTCAAGCGTGGCGGCAGTTGGGTAGCCATCGCCGACCGGCCGGCGAAGTTGTGGCAGTTCACCTCAAGCGCGAACGGCTGGACCGCGACGAACGCCACCGCCGCCACCACCGCCACCGCGCTGCAGCTCACGCAGACGGCTGCCGACATGCGGCTTTTGAGTCCATCAGGCTTGAACGTCTGCGGCGCATCGGCGCGGTACGTTCGGGTGCGGCTGCAGCGCACGGCGGGCTCGGGATCGTTCGCGCTAGATCTCTTCTACACTACAGACTCGCACGCGCTGTCCGCGAGCTTTTTGAAGCAGGCAACGTGGTCATCGGCCAACGGCGTCTATGCCGTGGTCGAGTTCGACATGCACGCGCTCACGGCGGGCGGTGCAGACTGGAAGCAATCGATCATCAACAGCATCAGGCTTGATCTCACGTTCGCCGCAAGCACCGACGTATGGCTGATCGACTGGATCAGTGTGGGGATTCTGCCGATCACCACAGCCAACATCGTCTCGGGCTCTTTCTCCACAAGCGTAGCCGACGCCATCCAGTCGCCAACGGTTGTGAAATGCAAGTACACCGACACCAGCACCACCCCATGGCGTGAGCGCGAAGCCGAGGCCGTGCTGGCCGGCGTCAGCACTGGAACGGTTCCCCGGCGCGAGTCGCAGATCTCGATGCCAGGCGTGCGCTTTTACTCGCAGGCGTACCGCGAGGCTGCTGAGCGGCTGCTAAAGTTGCAGCGCACGACGCAGGTCGAGTTCGTGACGTTCGACGAAGGCCTGCAGATCAGCCAGGGTGATGTGCTGTCGATCATGCACCCGTTCATCGACACCGCCGCCGCTGTTGAAAACGACACTGCAACGCTGTTCCGTGTGGTGGCTCAGCCTGCAGTAGTGTCACCCGGCCGCGTGCGCATCACGGCCACGGCGTACAGCGATGCAGACTATGACAACACCGAACCGACGGTGACGTGGAAGACCGCGCCTACGCTGCTGGGTGCGCTTGATGTCGGGCGTAGCGGTGACGGCATCAACCGCGTCCATGGACGCTTTTCGGGTGGCTTTGCCAACCCGGATTACGATGGGCAGTTTCCCGTAGCGAAGGGCGCTGCGATCACGTATGCCAGCGTGGTCGCATCCACCGCGCCGAATCCCGCCTCGGGGTATTACGGCGCCTATGCCCTGAAAATCGCCACGGCTGCCAGCGGAGCGGATCGCTCGGTGTATTTTGGATCGAGTGCCTCCGACTACAACGTTGCGCTCGATCCATCGTCTCGGTGGTTGTTCTCCGGCAAGTTCTGGCCGCTTGTCAACAACACCTCGGTCTCGTTCTCGCTCAAGACAGCAACCGCGACCTATACGCTCACCGACACCACCAGCACGCTGTCGACGTGGAATGATTTTGTGCACACTGCCACGGGCGACAACCTGCTGGACTTGAGCGCAGACACCAACAACAAAGCCGTGATGAAACTCGACGTGAACGCAAACGGCACGTCAGTGTTTT